AAGCATCTGCGTAGAATTTAGTCCAGTAGTTCTTAATGTCAGAATAGTTTAACATTGAGTTCTCCTTTGAGTAAAAGTTATTTTCTTCAGTCGTATATATCATGGAAGATATATATGTTGCGTTGCAACAAAATTCAAGACTACTTTATGTTTAAATGTTCTTTAACTGATTCAATAATGTATTTAGCAATCTCAAATTTCCACTCCAAATACAAACCAAGAACTGTTCCCAAAATAAAAAATGTCATATTATTTTTTATCGCACACAAATTTAATTAAGTCAAAGTCTTTAGTTTTAAGATAATCAATAACTTCAGCGATAGTTTGTTGTCTAATATATTCTTCTTTAATTTCTTGTGATGTTGGTTTCGGAAAAGGAGAATCCCATCTATCTATAATAAAATCACCAGCAGATGTTAAATCAAAACTAGCATCAGGTGCTAAAGACTTCATTACTGTATTTATACCCCAAGCAAAACCATTTTCATTAGAGTATCTTTTTATTGTTGAACCAATAGATAATTTTCTAACTGTCATAAAATAAGTTCTGTTAAAGATTTATTATTACCAACTGTTCCTTTAATAAAAACATTAAAAGCTAAACTAATTCTGGTATTAGTTCCTTGCTTAGTTTCTACCATGTGAGTTAATGATGATGGGAATAATATTATATCTCCAGTCTTAACAGGAAACCACCAAGATTCTGAGTTCCATAAATTCCAATTTTTAACTTCTGGTTTAATTATTTTATAATTATCATTAAAAAATTTAATCTTATCAAATTTTTCATCACAGTTAATATAGAATACTCCTGATACTAATGAATTTGGGTGTGTGTGTTTATGATGGTATTGATTTGTTTCAGTATAGTTTAACCAAGACTGAGTAATATAAGGTGTAATTGCATCTGTTGGAGATATAACTTTTTGAAAATAATCTTTAACTCTTAAGTCCAAATCTATTTTCAAATCATTAAATACTTTGTGATTTAGAATGTAATTGTCATTAGATGTTGTATTTCCTTCGTTTTTATAAACATTTAATTTAGTCTTATCAATAAATGATAATTCTTTATTTGTTAATTCTCTAGCTAACTTAGATATATATATTGGTGTTGGGAATATCCCATTAATTGTTGCTTCCATTTTCCTTCCTTTCGTTTTTATTATTTTGTTTTAATCTCCCAATTTATAATAGATTCATTCCAAGAATAATACTTATTTTCTTCTAATTCTGTTGTTGGCATAGCAACTGGTGCTTCCCAAACACAAGTATCTTCATTTAATATCCAAGAATTATAAGGTTTAGGTGGAATAAAAGCATCTCTATTTTCATCATAAATATATCCTATTCCAGCAAAGTTTTTTCTAAAAGGTGTTCCTCCTAATTTATGAACTCCACCTGCTGTATTGTAAGATGTTTGTTTCCAAATAGCCCAACCAGTTAATTTAGTTAAAAAATCTATACCAATTACTTCTTGTTCAAGTCCATTAGCATCATGTAATACTTCATTGACTACTGATTGAACTTCAATCACTTTTCCATTTAAACCTATTTTTGCAAAACTAGCCATTATGCTGTGTAACTCCCTGAACCATTAAATTGTAAAATTGTATTACTACCAGATGTTGTAACAGTTGGAGAACCAGTTGTTGTACTAGAATATAAAGCTGTTGGCACACTTAATATAACAACTCCTTTTCCACCAGAACCTGATCCACCAGTAGCAGAAGAACCTCCACCACCTCCTCCAGTATTTGCTGTACCAGAACCCGCCGATCCATTTTCACCTGAGCCACCTGCTCCACCACCACCAGAACCTCCTGCTCCTCCAGTAGTAGAACCATTACCTCCACCTCCACCTGCTCTTGTTACAGATGAACCAGTTATTGAAGAAGCTGTACCTGCTCCTCCAGCACCTCCAGTACTACCTTGTTCATTTTGACCAACTGCTCCTGCTCCACCACCACCAGAACCAGAATATGGAGCACCACCTCCATTACCACCAGCATTACCTTGTGAAGGAGATGTACTAGGTGTGTTTCCTGCCCCACCAGGTTGACCATTTGGAGCACCTCCTCCACTCCCTCCAGCAACACCTACAGTTTGAAGACTTAAAGCATGACCACCTCCACCTCCACCTCCAGCAGAAGTTATTGTTGTTAATCCTGAACCTGAAATTGAAGAATTTGAACCTGAAGTTCCAGTTACATTTGGGTCAGCACCTCCACCAGCACCTCCATCTCCAACTGTTACTGTAATTACTGTTCCTTGTGATACTGTTTGAGTTGATGTTCTATATCCACCAGCACCTCCTCCTCCAGCACCTCTAAAAGGAACGTGATTATCTTGACCTCCTCCACCACCACCTGCTATTACTAAAAAATCTATTGAATAAGTTACTGGTTCTAAGGCATCTGTTCCTTCATTAATTCCTGATGTTGCTAACCAACCTTGTGTTGAATCTATATAAACTAATAATACACCTTCTCTTTCACCAGTTAATCGTAAGTTAGATGTTCCACCTTCTATTTTATTTCCATTTGGAGAAATAATTAAAGAATTAGTATCAAAAGTTCCTGCATAATCTACTACTGCTACTTGTTGTCCAGCAGTTGGTGTTGCAGGTAAAGTTACTGTGAATCCTGCCGAAGTAGTATTGCAAAAATATCCTTCTCCAGCAACAGCAGTAAAACCAGAAGTCTTAACTGAAGATTGCCAAGAAATACCAGAAGCAGGAGTTGCAAATGATAATACCCCAGAACCATTTGTTGTTAATACTTGTCCATTAGTTCCATCAGTTGCAGGTAATGTAAAAGTTAAGTCAGCACTAACACTAGCTGGTGCTTTTAATCCAATATAATTTGTTCCATTTGCAGTTGTTTCACGAAAGCGAACTTCTTTTTGATTGTCTATAATTAAATTTACTGTTGATGTAGAAGCTGTATCTGAAAGTGTTAATACTGTGCCAGTTGCAGTTGTTGATAGACCAGTAATTGATACTGTTGAATCTAACCAATTTACTGTGTTTGCAGTATGGTCAATAGTTGCTAAAGATATGTCATCAGTTCCATCATAATATTTTAAAGTAGGAGAAGTTGCAGTAGTTGTGTCTAACCAGATTTGTCCTGCGACAGCACCAGTTGGTCTTGATGTTCCTGAATGAGTTGTTTGAATTGCTGATAGTGCGTTGTTTAAATCTGAACGAAATGCAGGGAAACCCTGATTCGCAATATTCATATCGTGTTGTGCCATAATCTATCTAATATATTAATCAATAACCTTTTGCAAGGTAGTCAAATGTTTTACTTACACCAGTTCCACTACTATTTTTGAAAGCTACATCAAAACCATTTATAGTTTTGTTTGTCAGTAAGTAGTAATCACCAGTAGCTAATCCTTGTGCAGTAATACCAACAGCATAGTTAGCAGAATAAAATGGATTTGTAAATGTTACTGTGTATGTACTTGTACCTGAAACAATATCATTTCCACTAAATATTCTATCTGGCATATCAATAGAAACTGATAAAGCACTAATAACTGGAGTAGATGCTAAATCAAATGAACGAAGTGAAACTCTAAATTTATAATATCTAGCTGTATAATCGCCAACAACAAAGTTTCTAAATGATGTGTAAGTTATATTGTCATTAGATAAAGCAATCTCAATATGTGCATTACAATTTGCAGGAGTATCTCCATCAAAGTTAGAAGCACCATCATCAAAATCTCCAGTTCTTGAATCAAACAAATCATCTAAGTTATCTGAAGTTTGTGTAATAGAAGCAGTTACTCTTGAAGTATAAACAGCACCAATATCTATTGGATTTGCAAATATGTAAGTTCCTTCTGAATATAAATCATAAGTTCCAACACCTGAATCAAATAAAGAAGTTGCAGAATCAAAGTTTCCAGTCGCAGAATCAAATAGTTCTGATGAGTCTAATCTTAATGTTCCATCAACCACAACTGTTTGATTTTTAGTTCCTGAAAATGTAGGTGATTCAGTTTGTGTAGCAATAGCATTAAAGTTTCCAACAGTTGAAATGTTTGTAGCTATAACAGCTTCATTAGAAGAATAGTTGCCATTTTTATCTACTGCTTTAATTAAATAAGAACCTACTCTTGCTGGAACTGTAACTGAAGTAGCTGGTCTTGCAACCTTTTCAACTAAAGAAACTGAGTTAGCCCAAGATGCACCACTTGTTAATGTAGAAAATCTAATTTGATAATAAGCTAAATCTAAATCAGGTATTTGTGTCCATGACAAATGAGCATCACTTCCAATAATATTACAAGAAAAATCTTCAACATCTGCTGGTGGTGCAATTCCACCCACAATAGTTCTTGTTGCAGAGGTATAAGTTGATTGTACTCCTAATGTGTTAAATGCTTTTACTCTTACGTTATAAATTAATCCATCTACAACATTTAATATTCTATGATTTAATCCTTTAACTTGACCAGATACTTGGTAAGTAGATTCTGTGCTTAGTTTGTATTCTACTTGGTAATAATCCACAAAGTTATCAGGTGATGCACCAATAGTTACATCAAGAGCAGTAATAACAACTCCATCTGAATATTCTATTAATTGGTCATCAAGAGTTACTGAAGCTGGTGCAGATACAGAAAAAGGATTTGGTAATACAGTATCAGCTATTGTTGGTGCTTCGCCTTTTTCTTCCCAAGTATAAAAGTTATCTTGATGTTCTTCTAATCCTAAAGTTACTGTTGAATCTGAATTGATAGCTAAAGACATTACTCTAAATGGCTTGGCACTAAATCCTGCTGTATCGTATGTAGCTGTAACTATATCTCCAATAGATAAATTAAGTGCTTCTGAAGTTACTGTTACTTCTGCTTTTAAATTGTTTCTTGATCTCTTTAATATGTTCTCGCAAATTTCTTCTGCTTGATATGGACTAGTTACTTGCAACATATCAAAGCTTCTCTCTAATAAAGTATTGTTATCATCACTTAACATTGTTGCGTGTTGATCTTCTACTGCTAATGCAGAATCATCAAATGGTGGATATGAAACTGTATCTGATTGATAATCTTTTTCTGGGTTTGTAAAAGTACCAATAACTCGGTTATACTTTTCTGATTTGCTTTCACCTTGTAATTTAACTTCACTTACAACATTATCTTTTGTTAATAGTAATTGTGATGAACCAGTACCTTCAATAATAACTTTGTATTTACCTTGTGTGTAATTAAAGATTGCTCTCATAGGAACTAAGAGTTCTCTTACATTCTCTAATACTTTTTTCTCACTATCTATAACTGCATTTGTTTCAAATAGGTTTATATCGCTTACTGCACCAGAATAAGGAGTTACTTGTGTATCGCAGGTATTTGCAGAAGTTTTAAATGAATCGTAATTTGTTTCAAAAGCATCATTAGGTAATCCTTTTCCATATCTGCTATTTCTTAAATAATCTAAAAGAACTAATGATGAGTTAGCAGAATAAGCCCAAGTTGTAGGGTCGTCTTGTCTATGTGAACCAGAACCACCTTTAGTAGAGTCTAATCTAGGGTCATATATTTTCTTACCTCTTACAGTTACTCTAACTTCTGGTAAGCCATTAAAAGCATCTTGATTCCATTTAAACCTTAAAGCAACATAGGCAAGACCAGATAGTTTATGATCTGAAGTCCAGTTAGTTGTTTCGTCAAGCAAAGAAGAAGCAGATTGATTGTCTAATCCAAAAAATCCTTGAATAGATATTAAAGATTCTCCACCTTTATAGAAATTAGTATCTGCACTAGATACACCTCTTACTGTTCCATTGGTTAATGCACCATCAAATGTTACTAGTTTATCATCTACATAAACTTCATCTATTGCTGTAATTCCTGCCCCACCACCTTCACACAATACTCCTGCTACATAAAGATATTGATTATCTGTTCCTGATGATTCTACAAATACTCTTGTTAAGCCAACTTGTCTTTTTCCATAAACAACTGGAATAGGATTGTTATTAGAATCTTTATTTACTAATGTTCCTTTAGCTTCGTCTTGTGAACTAAATCTTGGTGCTTTAGGTTTTGGTGCAATAATATAACTTATCGCAGTAGTTATTATTGTTGTTATAATTGCTGTTACTATTGCTTCACCCATTTAAATATGAAACTCCCTTTTGTATTTTTCTGATCTTCTGTAAATTTGAAAATCATTATTTGCTCTAATCCATTTAACAGATTCATTAACTTCAATCTTATCTCTAAAATAATCTTTAACCCATTTCATAATTTCTTTAACATGGCTTTTAGCTATAACTTGCATTACCCAAATATTATCTCCACAGTTCCATTCATTAGCTTTTAATTTTCCAATAAGTTTAAATCTTTGTTCAACATTATCGCTAAGGTATGCCCAGTTAGTAAATCCAACATCTTCATTTCCTATTCTGTGAATTTGATATTGGTCTAGGTTAATTGAAGGAGTAATCATAGTAACTAATTGTTCGTAAGTGAATTTGTCATATTTAGGAAATTGTCTATACAGATGTACTATTCTATATAAATCATTCATTATGCTGAACCCCACTTAATCTTTTGTGCAGTCTTACTTGCAAACTC